GGAAGCAGTCGAACAAATCACGAACGGATCGCAGAACTTTGGACTGCATATCTTGGAGATTACATATCGCCCATGCAGGTCGCAATGTGCCAACTGCTTGTCAAAGTCAGCCGGCTGTCTGAAACCGCTAATCACAAAGATAGTGTCAAAGACATCATTGGTTATGCAGCAATCTATTCCGAACTTTTTGACCAATACGAAAATGATTTTGGAGTAGATGATGGCATTTAACATGAACGATTACGAGGATGTGGCAACCCTGAACAAATGGTTTATTGGCAATTATCCTATGGGCAGATCCGATATATCGGTGGTTAGCCATGATCCGGTGAATGGTTATATCTTGGTGCAAGCAACATTATGGCGTGATGCAAAAGATGCAACACCAGCTGTAAGCAACATTGCATTTGGATCAAGGGAAACTTATATTTCAAACATGAAAAAGTTTTATGTTGAGGATACTGCAACATCAGCACTTGGAAGGGCAATAATTATACTCAAGGGGTCTGACAAGACTGCAACAAAAGATGATATGAGAAAGGTAGAGAATGAACCGCTTAAAAACAATTATGGCAAAAGTGGCAACGCTCAGCTCATTGAATTGGCACTTAGGAAATCATTTAGAGATGATGCTAAGTCAGAGGGCGAACCGCAAGCGTGGTCAGTTGGGGATGCAATCGCAACCATACCGACCCAACCTCAACAACAAGAATGCACACATGGCATGATGATCCTTAAGGAAGGCACAGCTAAGACAGGCAAGCCTTATTACGGCTATGTTTGCAGCGCACCCAAAGATCAACAATGTGATGCTCGTTGGCACAAACTCACAGCTGCAGGATCTTGGTATTTCGAAGGAGGTGAATAATGGGTGATTTACAAATCATTGACGGCTCAGGCTTTACTGCAACATTTACAGATGCAGGAGTAAAGCTAGAGCCATCATCAGAGTTTTGCATAGCATGTAATGATGACAGGCTAATGCGGGATGGTATGTATATGGTTTGCTCACAATGTCATTGCAGGCAGTAGCGAGTATAACATAATGGCAAAAGGTAGTGATGTATCCGCAGGCAACGAACATTTTACGCCAAAATGGGTGTTTGACACGCTAAATTTGCAATTTGATTTAGATGTCAGCGCACCTGTCGGCTTAAAAACTTTTGTGCCAGCAAAAAATTATTACACAATTATTGAGGATGGTTTGCAACAACCTTGGTTTGGCAATGTATGGTGCAATCCACCTTATTCACACCCAACACCTTGGGTCAAAAAATTTATTGACCATAGACAAGGGATTGCATTGTTGCCCATGACTCGTGGGAAATGGTGGTTTGAATTATGGGATGCCGCAGATGCGATTATGCCGGTTGCTCATGACTTGAAGTTTGTTTTGCCAAGTGGTCAAAAAAAACCTATTACTTTCAATCCAGTTCTGTTTGCTTTTGGTGATATAAATGTAGCAGCTTTAAGCAATAGCAGGTTATGGAGAGTTAGATGACATTATTTAAGTGCAATGGATGTAGTCGCAAGGTTGAATTCTTGTGGCTGGATCAATTAGACACGCCCGAAGGTTTCAAAGCCTACCAATGCACTTCATGCGGTGCTGTGGGAGTAAAAAACATCGTAGATGCAGAAACTGTGCCTGATAGTGAAGTAAGTCGATGCATCAAGTGTGGTGATTGGCAATTTAGGGAATTGCCTTGCCATACTTGTGCATTGATTAGGAGTAAATGAGTGATATCGATTGGGCGCATCAAAACAAGCTGAGAGAGCAATGGCTAATAGATAATCCAGAGGCTACTTATGGGGGTTGGGTGTCAATATGAATGAGGGAACAGGTTTTAGTGATACTTGGCTCGAGGAGGATTTATTTCTTCTTGAACCTTTTTACCGACACACCACAAAATGAACGGAAACCTTGACAGGCATGCTACCCTAGAAAAGCGTTCGATTCTAAATCGAAAAGCTGAGTCGCCAACGGTTAGACTCGGAAGGCGCAGAGTTTGGTCAGTCCTTTGTGTAATGGTATTCACTTTACTCTTTTCAAAAGATTTCTCCTCAGCTGCTAATTACAAAACAAACCATTACAGACAATACGCATTTATTCAATTAAATGATCTTAATGAATTTTATTGTATTGATGAGTTATGGCATAAGGAAAGCAGATGGAAGCCTGATGCAAAGAACCCACATTCATCAGCTTATGGAATACCACAATTGTTAAAACTCAAGGAACGCAATGGATTTAAGCAAATTGATATAGGATTGCAGTATGTCAAACACAGATACCAAACACCATGCAAGGCACTTGCACATCACAGGCTTAAAGGTTGGTATTGATGAGTAAGTCAGCATTACGATCAACAGGATCTACAAGTCTTTGGCGCAAGATCAGGGCTAAGGTATTGTTAAGGGATTTAGAAACTTGTTATTACTGCGGACAATATGCCACAACAGTTGATCACATACTGCCAAGAAAGTCTGGTGGGTTGGATACTATGGATAATCTTGTTGCTGCATGCTCTAGGTGCAATTATTCTAAGGGAGGGCGGTTTTTTGTGCGTAAAGCGACACCACCGACCCCCCTGTTCCTTTCTAACCCACGAAACACCTCGATCAGCCACGATCAGACTTGATCGATTTGATTAACTTACAAACTGGAGAGATCAGCCTAGATCACGCTCAATCGAGTTTAGGAGGTGTGCAAACTCCTCGTATTTGCACCAAACTCAATGATTTGCCGTCTAAAGGTCAAGAGATGATCGACTTTGCCGGACAACTGGGCATACAGCTGATGGATTGGCAAAAGTTTGTTGTAATTAATGGACACAAAGTAAAGCCGGATGGTCGCTGGCATCATTCTGAAATAGGGATTTGTCTTAGCAGACAGAATGGCAAGAGCACATTGATGATGCTCAGGATCTTGACCGGCATGTTTGTGTGGGGTGAGGGATTACAGCTTGCATCAGCGCACCGGCTAACAACCTCACTTGAAACATTTCGGCAAATTGTTGGCTTAATTGAAACACATCCTGAACTTGAAAAAGAGGTTAAGAAAATCCGATGGCAACATGGAGCTGAGGAAATAGAGTTGTTTGGTAATCGTAGGTTTGTAGTTAAGGCTGCGAACAATGCTGCAAGAGGTTTGTCAAAGCCTGAAACAATTCATCTTGATGAGTTGCGTGAATATAAGGATGAGGATGCTTGGTCATCAATGCGATACTCAATGATGAGTGCTAAAAATCCGCAGGTTTGGGTTTATAGTTCAGCCGGAGATCAGCATTCAATTATTTTAAACAAATTGCGTGAGAGGGCGTTGGCATCAGCTACGACTAACGATCCGATAGGTTGGTTTGAGTGGAGTGCTGAACCTGATTCACCAATTCACCTTCCGTCTGGTGAGATTAACTGGTCAGCATTTGCTCAAGCCAATCCATCACTAGGCATTACCATCCATCCAGATAACATTTTGGCTGCAATCAATGATCCACCAGATATTGTGAAAACAGAATTATTAACAATGTGGGTTGATACAATCAACAGCGCAATTGACCCGCAAAAGTGGGCAATGTGCAAGATTGAGCCAATACAACTAGATCCTGATGCTCCGACTTGGTTAGGGCTAGATTGCTCACCGGATAGAAAATTTGCAGCCTTAGTTGCAGCGCAACGATTATCGGGAGAAAGATTTTATGTGCAACTGCTTCACACTTGGTCAAATGATTACAGTTTGAATGATTTGGCTATTGCAAACGATCTAGCACCTTATGCACGCAAATACAATACTCAAACTGTTGCTTACTCAAAGCGAACCTCAGCAGCTGTGGCAAGTAGGTTAGTGCCAGCCGGTATTCCTATCACAGACATGGATGGAGCGATTTATGCAGAAAGTTGCGACCGGTGGCTTGGAGCGATCAACTCACACAGATTGCAGCACTCTGGTCAAGAGGAACTTACTCAACAGACTTTATCAGCTGCAAAATTGCCATATGGAGATGGATCTTGGATTATTGGCAGGAGAGCAAGCAGGGTTGCAGTTTGTGCAAGTGTGGCGACAGCATTGGTTTCATATTTTGCGACACAGCCAGAAACTGAGGTTGATATACAAATCGGATAATTAGGACATGTGGTATATTATGTGCTAATGGGATTATTAGATAGATTTCGGACAAATCAACCAATTCAGGCAAGTGTAGATGTATCTGCATCTTATGCGCCTTACAATG